GCAGGCGCTGCGCCGTTCATGTGCGCCGAGTACTCTTTGTGGTCAGGTGTGACGGCAGACTTGATGACGCACTTGTCCTGGCCGTTCTGGTCCTTCTCCCAGTCGACCTTGCCGACGAACTCAATACCCTCCAGGTCGGAGAAACCGCTGATGCGACGGGCGTTTTGAGCGGACGGGCTGCTGTCGCTGGGGTTGATGCCGCGAGCGGAGTTCAGGATGGCCTTGATGAAGGTCCGCCCCATGTTGGTCCACTCGGCACCCTTGGCGCTGTACAGCCCAATGAGGGACCACATCTTGCGACGGGCGAACGGCCCCTCGAGCACCACGAACTCGCAGTTCAGGTAAACAGAACCGGTGGTCATGCTGCGGGTGGCATAGCCGCCGGTCCAGCCCTGGGACGGGTCGTCATAGCCACCCGGCTTGATAGTCATGCGAACGCGCACCACAGTGCCTTTGGGGATGAGGTCGTAGCTGGATTGCTCGGCGGCAGAGTTGAAATCGAAGAAAGTCATGATCAGGACTCCTGAGAGGTAATTGCGGGGGTGGTGTTGGAGGCGGGTTCAGCGACGCTGGCCTGTGGACGGGCAAAGTCCAGGCGCTCGCTGGCCGGACGCGCGGGGCCGGCGATCTTTCGCATGAGCCGGCCGAGGTCCGGCTCCTCAATGGCATCGAGGCGACCGCTGCGGTCCTTGGCCGGGTAGCCCCACTGGTTGAGCGTTTGGCACACAAAAGCGCGGTAGCTGCTGCCGTCATCGGCCTTGATCTCAGCAAGCGTGATCACCTCGTCGACGATCCCGGGCAACTCCAGGCCGGTCTTGGAGCCATCAATCTGCAGCGTGAAAACACGGCGGTTGAAATCGTCCAAGGCCTCGTTGAGGATCCCGACAAACCAAACGTTCTTGCGCCGGGTGTGCTGCAGATGGGTGAGCCAGCCGATCATTTCCTGGCCCATCAGGCCGTAGGCGCCACGGCTGTCGGGCTTTCCGGTTTTCTCGGAATAGGCCTGTGGCTGGCCCTTGCTCCATTGCAGGCAAAGTCGGCCGGCCACGGTGATCGAGTCAACGAACACCGTCTCGTACTTGTCCAGCGCGGCTGGATCACCAAAGCGCTGGCACACGGCCTGGAAATGAGCCTCGCTGTAGGGCTGGTCATCTCGCAGGGCCGGGTTCGGCCCACCGATGAAGACGGCGAAGTCGCGGCACTCCTGCCATGTGCGGGGACGGATGGTGTCGCCTGCATAGCCCTCGACAGCCAGGTCACCGGCCTCAAGATCGAAGAACAGCGTGGATGCCGGGGGCAGCGTCCAGAGCTGGGAGGTCTTGCCGATGCCGGACTTGCCGACCAGGACGCCCTTGACGCCACGGCGCTCTGCCAGGCGTTGGTCTGCGGTGATGATGGGCAGGTTCATTTGGCCACCTCCGCAAATTCGTCGGTGAAGAACACTTCGGACACCGTATTGGCGCCGCTGCCTCCGCGTTTGCGGGCTTGCTCATAGAGTTCACGCAGGCCACTAAGACCACGACGGGCTTGTGCCACCTGGGCTTCAATGCCAACGATGGCAAAGGCCAGGTCGTCCAGCGTGGCGTCTTCCAGCGCGATGGTCATGTCATCTGGGCGATGCCCATCAAGTGCCGGAACGAAAATTTCCTCGGGCAGTTCGCGCACGTACCAGTCAGGGCGCTCACGCAATTTCTGAACAGCAGTTTTCTTTTTGAAGAACATGGCAATTACTCCTTCATGAGGGCGAGGCGATACGAGGGCTTGCCGGTCTTGACCGTGCGGGCAACCTCGAAGGCGGACTTGAGGGTTTCGGGCCAGGCGTTGAACTTGGTCTCGCTCACGCGATAGGTGATCTCGACGTACTGCCTGGGGTCATCACCGCTCTCGGTAATGCGACGTGTCATGTCGGCCAGGCGGGTCTGGTCCCACTCGACTTTCTTGGGCAGTTCTGCAGTGACGCGCACATCGCCGTCATCGAAATGCACGACCCCGGTGTCCTTGCCAGCGTCGTGGCGCAGGTTGCGGGCGCGCTCGCCCCACTTGAAGTCGATGGCCTGATCGATGTGATCACTCAGGGCTTTGCCAGCGGCCAACAAATCAGCGGCGGCGCTCTTGATGCTGAAGAGCAGTTCAGCCGGTTGCTGCGCCAACGTGCCTGCCGGGGTGGCCAGCACCTGTTCGGGCGTGAAGGTCAGATCGGTGCTCATGCTGCACCTCCGATCACTTCACGCGTGGATGTGCTCCGGCGCAGGCTGTTGACTTCGAAGGCTTCAATGTCCTCGATCCGGTAACGGACCTGGCCTTGCAGTTTGAGGAAGACAGGACCGATGCCCTCAGAGCGCCAGCGTTCCAGCGTGGCCTCGCTAAGGTCCCAACGGTCAGCCAATTGCCGTTGGTTGAGGTGTTTGACACTCACGTTTTTCTCCTTTCAAGTGATTGCGAAAACGTGAGGAAAGTTTCGGAAACGACCGGTGGGCAAAGGGGTGGGCAAACAGGCGCAAAGGGGTGGGCAAATACGGCAAATGCACCCGCCAAAAACAAAAAGGCCCGGAGGGTTAGTCCGGGCCGTTCTTGAAGGTCGCTTTTTTGGCAAATCAGCCTTTGGGCGGTGATGGGTCGTTGCCATAGCTGTTGCGATCGCGAATGCGACCGTCTCTGCCATGGATTAGAACCTCGCTTTTTTGGTTGATCGCGATCTCGCGCGCTGCGCGCTCTGCCTCGGCCTGCGTGTTGTGCAGCGAGGTGTCACGGGTATTGCCTTCGCCACGGACGGCCCATTGGTCGTCACGTCGAACTACGTGTTGGTTTTTTCCGGTCATTTGTAGTCTTTCAAAAATAAGTGGTTGAACTTGTGGGGGTTGAGTGCTGATCGGTTCACCCCCCTTCGGATAGCAGGTAGTCGGGGTGCAGCCAGTAGTAGCCCTTCTGGTCTGATTGCACAAAGGTCTCGAACACCTCAGCGTGCCGCTTTTTGATGTTGGCAAACTTAAAGTTTTCTGGAATCTCAAGCGCTTTGGCAAGCAGACGCTTGTGAACCTCATCGCCGTCAGCGTCAAGCAACACCTTCAGGAATTTGAATACCTGCGGTGAGAGCGAGACTTCGGCACCGCCGATCAATGCCACCCGTTTGGTTTCCAAAAGCCGCAGCGATGTTTCGTCTGAGACGACGAGAGGGGCAAGGCCATCGATATAGGCTTCAAGGTTTTCAATGACCAAGCTGCCCTTGCGAAGTTGCGCAACGGCCCTCAGGGGCACCAACAACCGACGACCCAGTCGCCCAGGCTGTAGAACTTCAATGTCACTGGTGGTGATGGTCAGATTGATGCCGGGCGCTGAAGCCTTATCAAGGGCTTTGTCCACTTCGGCTTGGTTTGCTGCCAGTTGGCATCCGAAAAACAGGCTGTGACGATGCCGCTTGTATTCACGCTCCCCCAGATGCCACAGCACGCCGTTGACAATCTCCGTGACCTGATACCGCGACCTCAATCCCAATGACGCGTTGAGCCAGTCGGCAACCTTGGCAGGGCTCGCCTGCCAAAGACGCGCTCGCTCTTTTGCCAGCGGCACCCAGCCGCACTCGCCACAGTAGGCCCGAAGCTCAATTTGTGATCCATGTGCGACTTGTTCGGGCTGGATTGCACCGCTCATGCAGTCTGGGCACAACACGCCGTCGGCCAATTCAGGGCCAAGACTCAGCGCCTGAACATCCCTCAGATGCTTGAACACCTCAGCTTGGCCACTGACCCACACTGCATCTGGCAAAAGATGATGCCCAGGCTGCTCCAGCAACCTGGACAGCTCCGCCAATGCAGGCGCATTGATGGGGCCCACGATCAGGCGCCTTCAACGGCAGTTGCAGGTTGATCGGCTGCTTCTGCGGTCGGTGGCTGCTGCATTACCCCCAATGCCAGTACGAGCTTTTCCGCCAGTCGGGCATCCGCTTCTTCCATGTCCCGCAGGTTGCTGATTCCCGTTGGCTTCAAACCGATATGCAGCGCCCGACCTTTCTTTGAGTCCCCTTCTGGTATGAAATACAGACTCACGGTTGCGCTGATGAAATTGAAGCCAGTGCCCATGAGCGTCGCTGTGTGCTGCATACGAACACACTCCAATGCATCAGGCGCGTCCTTGTCTGCTGGCGGCTTGACCACGTAATCACACAGAGGCCGTTGGACCGAGCGAAGGCGGCACTCAGAGAGCCGGACCTTCAGCACACCATGGTCATGCAGATCCAGCCCGCTGTGCTCGTCCGGTATGACACCTTCACGCAGCCGGTTGAGCAGGAAAAGCGGCTGATTCACAGCCATCGGCTCCAGAGGCTTCTTGAACACATGCGTGCCCAAGGGGCCGATGAGCTTTTGTCGCGCCTTCTCACCGCCCACCACCAACAAGTCAATCACGCCACTTTCGGGGTAGATGATGGCGGTCATTCGCAGGGGCGGACGCACGTCACGCCACATCGTCTTGTCATCTGCCCCAAACTCAAGGCTGCGCTGAAGGTTGTCCTCTACGCGGATGTCCAACTGCACCCCACCATCAAGATGGCGAGTCAGCACATCAATCTCGCATGCACGGGGTCGGCCTTTCTTGGGTGTGAAGGCTTCAGCCAGGGCTTGACGCAGGGGGGCGATATCAGCAGCGTCATGGTGCAGCTCTTGTCCGGGCGGAATTTGGATCCGCCGCCATGTGCGTTTTCCGATTTCCGCATCGGCCTGCATGATTGACTCGGCCTCGGCAAGTTGGGTAGGCCAGTTGATCAATGCCCATAGCGCGCGCTCGGCATCACTGATGTGGTGCTCAAAGTCGTCCAACATCGCATGCCCCAGCGGAACAGTGTTGCGCAATGCCTGGCCCCCCCGCACTGATGCCATGGTCTTCACGCGACGCAGTTCTGCATAGACGGAAGTCAGTCTGCCCTCGTCCAAGGCATCGAAGCCTTTTTGGATGCTGGTCTGGACATCCTTTTCGGGCTGACTCCAAGCCGCCTCCTCGGGCAGTTCGATTTTTCGAGCCTGGAAGTAAAACTCCCAGTACTGGTTGCGCACCTGGCGCACGAGATCGCGATAGTTGAAGGCTGCCATTTGTTTTTTCCTTGTCGCTCTGGCCTGCGTGCGCATCCTTGTCTTGCGCATCCATGGCCCTGCCACCGTAGAGTCAGGGGAGTCGAAATACCCCACCGACCGGAATCGTTCGTTAAAACGAACTTGTGCGGATTATTACTGGCGGCTGCTGATCATGTCAAGCAGGTACGGATTCGTTCGATATGGTGGTATCCTGTGGGTATCCATGTGGACAAGTTAGGAGCGACAAGTGGCATCACCTCTCGGTGAAAAAATCAAGCACCTTCGTAATTCAAAAGGGTTAAGTCTTGAGCAGTTGGCCCAAATGACCGATTCCAGTAAGAGCTACCTATGGGAGCTGGAAAACAGGGAACAGGCCAATCCATCCTTGGAAAAAATCAACAAACTGGCTGTAGCGCTCGACGTGACTGCTGAATTTTTGGTCAGCTCTCTAGAGCCAACCCCCAACAACAAAGTAGCTGACGAAGCTTTCTTCCGCAAATACCAATTGCTGCCAGACCTCGAAAAGAAGAAGCTGCGAAAAATCCTGGACGCCTGGGAAGACGAATGACCAAGCACAAGCGCCCGATGGCTGTTGCCAACCAAATCTCGGAAATGCTCAACCAGGTGTTGGGCATTAATCGATACCCGGTGGACGTACAACAGTTGGCGCTTGAATACACGCACCAGTGCTTCCCAGACTCCCCTATCACCAAGATCCAGGGCGAGCACATTGATGGCTTCGAGGGAATGCTCAAAGCCAACAAGTCAAAGACCAAGTGGCTCATCGTTTACAACGACGGCAACGGCTCGGAGGGGCGGCAGCGTTTCACGGTCGCCCACGAATTTGGGCATTACATGGTGCATCGGGAACTCCAGAATGAGTTCGCCTGCCTCGACGATGAGATCTCAACGGGTGAACGCAGTAAACGAGACATCGAAGCCGAGGCAGATCAATTCGCCTCGACACTGCTGATGCCCTACGATGACTTCCGTAGACAAGTCAACGGCCAGCCCATCAGTTTTGATCTGATAGGACATTGCGCAGATCGATACGGCGTATCTCTCACAGCGGCAGCTCTACGGTGGATCGACATTGCGCCAGAGCGTGCGATCCTGATTGCAAGTCGTGACGACCACATGCTTTGGGCTAAATCAAACGAGGATGCGTTCAAGTCGAAGGCATATTTCGCAACCCGAAAAAATGTCATTGAGCTTCCGAGAACGGCGTTGGCCCACAGCGCCAATGCAGGAGTAGCCGTCAGCCAGCAGGACATTCGCGCGAACACTTGGCTTATCAATGAGCCGGGCTATGTCCGCGCTCAAGAACTGGTCAAAAGCGCAGGTCAATACGACTACAAGCTCACTTTGCTGCTACTGCCTCAGGCTGAATGGCGACGCCCGACACACGAAGATGAAGAGGCAGAAGAGGATACGTTTGACCGGCTCACGCGCAATGGTCAACCTCTGAATCGATAGCGCCATTAATTCTTGACGTCAATGCCACCCGCTTTTTGCGGCAGTCGGCATTTCTCCGCATCTCTCCGAGCCAGCCCCAAACCTCCCACTGGCCTTGCCATGATCCCCCGGGGACAATTTTTTCCTTCGATCATTGAACATCAAGGACTGGCAACCAATGCAAGAAATCAAACGCCGCCCGCCCGAATCCATGACCGTGTCAGAGCGCATGGACGAGGTGGCTGCCCTGCTGGCAAGGGGCATTTCCCGTGTGTGGGATCAATCTGTCGCGAAGTCCGCAAATGCGGCCTCCAAGAGCCATTTAGGACTTGGCTATTCCGGCCACCAGAGCGTTCATACGGACCCGTCAACCAAAGTCACGGAGTCCAAATGACCACCACGCAATCACCCTACGTCACGTCGCCCTCGGTGCTGGCGCAAATCGCCGGATTGCCCGACCTGTCGATGATCGACATTAAGGCGCTCTGGAAAGACCTGTTCGGCAAAGACACGCCGACCCACAACCGCCAGTTCCTGGAGCGCCGCCTGGCCTTCCGGCTGCAGGAAATCGAGTTCCGCAAGATCGATCGCAACATGGTCGACCGCAACAAGCGCCGGATCCAGGCGATCATGGATTCGGGCCAGAACAAGAAACTGGAACGCGACTTCCATCTGATGGCTGGCACGCTCCTCACCCGCGAGTACCAGGGCAAGGAATACCAGGTCATGGCCACGGTCGACGGCCAGTATGAATTCGAGGGGCGCCCGTACCGCAGCCTCTCGCGCATCGCCAAGGAGATCACCGGCACGGCATGGTCCGGCCCCGTTTTCTTTGGACTGAAGGCCAACGCACCGTCCAAGCCAGCCGCGAAGAAGGGGGCACGCAAATGAGCGAGGTTCTCAAACGCCGTCAGCGATGCGCCGTGTACTGCCGGGTCTCCAGCGACGAACGGCTGGACCAATCCTTCAACTCCATCGATGCCCAGAAGGAAGCCGGCCATGCCTACATCGCCAGCCAGCGCAGCGAAGGCTGGATTCCGGTGGCCGACGACTACGATGATGGCGGCTTCTCGGGCGGCAACATGGAGCGTCCCGCCCTGCGCCGATTGATGACCGACATCGAGGACGGCCGCGTTGACATCGTGGTGGTCTACAAAATTGACCGCCTGACCCGCAGCCTGGCCGATTTCTCCAAAATGGTCGAAGTGTTCGAGCGCGCTGGCGTGTCCTTTGTCTCGGTCACCCAGCAGTTCAACACCACCACGTCCATGGGCCGTTTGATGCTCAACGTCCTGCTGTCTTTCGCGCAATTTGAGCGCGAGGTAACGGGCGAGCGCATCCGCGACAAGATCACGGCGTCAAAACGCAAGGGCATGTGGATGGGTGGTGTGCCGCCGCTGGGCTACGACGTGAAGGACCGGCGCCTGATCCCCAATGAGCGGGAGGCCAAGATCATCAAGCACATCTTTACGCGGTTCGTGGAACTGGGCTCCACCACCAAGCTCATGAAAGAGTTGCGCTTGGACGGCGTCACGTCCAAGGCCTGGACCACCCAGGACGGTAACGTCCGAGAGGGCAAGCTGATCGACAAGGGGCTGATCTACAAACTCCTGGGCAACAGGACGTACCTGGGCGAATTGCGGCACAAAGAGGAATGGTTCAAGGGCGAGCACCAGCCGCTGATCGAGTCCAGCACCTGGGAGGCGGTCCAGTCCATCCTGAAAGTCAGCCCGCGCACCCGAGGCAACAACACCCG